CCAGATAGCTTTTATTGGAACGATGCCCAAGAAATTGCAACGAAATTTTACGGCTAGGAGGGCTATAATTGGAACAGAAGTCGATCAAGAAACACGATGCACTCACTCTACTCTTTGGTGGAACGTACTTTTTCAAGCACTTGTTGACTCAACAAACCTGGAGAATCCAAACGTCACCAGAGCAAATCATGCAAAAGAAGCTATCAAATGGATATTTGAGAACAGAAAAGATTTTGAAACTGTCTGTGGTCTATCAGGCTTTGATCCAGACTATTTCAGAACTCGTGCTAAGAAATTCATCAAGGCACGATATTCAGCCGAACTCCTCGGCTCGGTGTTCGCCACACACCGAAAGAATTTGTGGCGATAAAATAAATCATAGGAGATTTAATATATGCCTTTACAAATTTTAAATACATCAACTGGAAATGCTTTTGTCAGATACTCGATAGAAGATAATATGTGGCTTATGTCAACGCCAGAGGGAGAACCCAGGGACGTTACAGACGCTATCATGTCAAATCCAATCTACGTTGATATTGCAAATATCAAAATGGGTTGGCTAAAACTTACTGGGGGGAGAGATTGGATCGAATGGGTAGACAATGATCCATCGAACACACCAAAACCATCTGATGCACATAAACAAGGGTTTTCTTTATTTATGTATAGCAAGAAGGTTTTTGGCGAGGAAGAACCACAAAGAGAATTTAATTCTAGCCAGGTAGGTATGCTGGAGTTTGTTAAAAAGCTATACGATGAGTTAGAAGATACTTTTGAAGATGGTAAGGCAGCAGTTATTCAATTAACTGGTGCATCTAGGGTTAAGATCGGAAGAGGAAGTAGCAGAATACCTACATATAAATTTATTGCTATGAAAGAAAGTCCGATTGAGGTTGACGAAACTGAAGCACCAAAAAAATCCGAACACTCTACTGAGTCTGCTCCAGTAGAGAGTACCACTAAATCCGATGACGTTAATTTTGACGAAATCTAAGTGGTTACTTGGGAGGAGGTTATTAATCCTTCCCTCCTCCCTTTTTTTGAGGGCAGACAATGAAAGAAAAAACAAAAGCAGAATGGGCAAAATACTGGGCAGATAAAGGTTTTAGCGTAATCCCAGTACACTATGTAAAAGAAGATGGAAGTTGTAGTTGTGCTATGGGCAAAGCGTGTCCAAGTCCAGGGAAACATCCAGCTCATACAAAATGGAAAATATATCAAGATAAGAAAGCCGATGAACATACGCTCGATATGTGGTTCAAAGGTCGGTTTGAGAAATATAATATTGGAGTCGTTACTGGTAGAGTCAGCAATAATATATTTGTTGTCGATGTCGATGTTGGCGAGGGCAAAGATGGGGACGATAGCTTAAATACCTTGCAATTAGATAATGATGATCTACCACAAACATTGGAGCAGATAACTGGATCTGGTGGTAGACACTATTTTTATCAAGCACCAGAAAATCATATTATACATACTGGAGCAAACACTCTTGGATCTGGTATAGATACTAGAGGTGAGGGTGGATTTGTTGTTGTTGCACCAAGTATACATAAATCTGGTGGGACATATAATCTTGTTGAGCAAAAAAGTGTAGTGCATACAAGCCCAGAGTGGCTATCAGATTTGTCAAGCGAAAGCAATTTCCAACTCAACGGATCTGGAAATGGACTCAACGGAACAATTAAAGATAGATGGGGAGATCTTGTCGATGGTCGAGAGTCCTATATGGTTACTGTCATACTGGGATCGATACGAACATGGTATGCAACAAAAGGGAATCTGCCCACACTACAAGAATTAGTAGACGAAGCGTATCCAACATACGAAATGAGAGCAAAAGCAAGAGGAGATACCTTAGATGAAGATGGTCGAGGGTTGGATCTGTTTACTTATAAATGCAAATATCAACTAAAACGTGCCAAGAATGACCAGTTAAAGATACTGCATAATGTTGTTCCTGGCTCTGAAAATTCGTTGCAAAACGGCTTATCCTCCCCTAGTGCAACGGATAGCGAGGGGGGAGATCAGTCTGCCCAAACAAAAACCCCCCTCGTCATAGCTGATTGGGGAGTCAAAAGATTTATTGGCGAAGCACCAGAACAAGAGTGGCTTATCGAAAACATACTGCCAAGAGGTATACCAGGACTTATTGCAGCAATCGGTGGACTCGGTAAGTCTTACATCATGCTTGATCTGGCCATGAAAGTAGCTGGAGGAGATCTAGCAATGCACCAGGAAACTGCGTTGGGTGGTAAGGTTGTAAAGAATGGTAAGGTCGTTTTTCTGGGTGCTGAAGATAGTGCCAACAGTTTGCATAGACGTATCCAGAATATAGCTGGAGTCAACCTACTGGATCGTGCTAATGGAAACTTATTTGTTGTGCCGATGCCAGACGCTGGAGGAGTCGTACCATTTATACAAAGTGTGATGGGTCAATACACAAGTACGCCACCATACGAGAATATTAAAAAGCAATTAGTGGCTATGGATAACCTATCCCTGGTTATTATCGATCCATTACAGGCGTTTGCTCATGCAGATATAAATACAGATCCGGCAGCAGCTCAGTTTTTTTGGTCTGAGATGGCTGAATTATGCGCTATAACTGGTGCTAACGTGCTTGTTGCCCATCATATGCGTAAAGAGGGTACGTTCAATATCAAGAAGTCTGTGCAAGCTAGAGAGTCGATACGAGGTACAACAGCGTTAGTCGATGGAGCAAGATGGGTCTATGGACTCTGGCAGATGCCAGAAAGCGATGAAATAGTCGTAGCGCAGAAACTTGGATTTGAGTCTGGGATAGGTAATTGTGTGATGGGTGGCATAGTAAAGGTCAACGATCAAGCCGATAACAGCACAAGAGCGTTTGTAAGAGATGAAAATGGACTCCTAGTAGACAGAACAATGGAGGTCGATCATATACTTGTTGCGTCAGCAAAGCTCGATAAACACCAAACAGCAACAATATTTGATGAAATAGAGAAGCGATGGGGAACGGAAGAACCATTCTCCCTGGCTATGAATACGCATAGATCATTGAAAGCATATCTTGTTAAAGAGTATGGTATGCCGAAACGATCAGCAAGTGGGTATGTCGATGCGTGGATGGATCAAGGATTCATAGAAAATCAAGTCCATACAGCAAAGACAAAAGTAAAAGGTATTCGTGTAATTAAAAAACCAGATCAACCAAATTGGGGATAGGCATGACAGAAACATTTAAATTAAGAAAATACCGAACCACTATCTATGAACATACTTGTTCAGATTGTGGTGAGGTTATCGACTTCAAAGCTGGATCGCGCCAGGGATACAAAAAGGACGGCAAAAATATATGCTCTTTTTGTCATAAAGGTAGACGCATAACTAAGCCTACCGATCCTGGGGATTACGAAGGGACGCCAGTTTAATGCTGAAGATCATAACATACACCATGTATTTTATAACAGTAACGGATATCGAAGATCCAAAACTAGAAGCGCATAGGCTAGTATTTGACAATCATGCTGAGTGTGTGGCGTTTGCAAAGCAAATAAATCAGATCAGAGATCCTATTGTCAGAAAGAAAAACTGCCGAAGCGTACACTCATTTTATTGGAATCTACCATGAGAGATAAGATAGATAGAATCAAAGAAGCATTGTTATGGTGGGCGTACCTGGAAACAAAAGATATGGATGAACGAAAAATTCCAAAAGAAGTTAAACAGCGTAGGAAGTATCATCTAAAAGTATTAAACGACTTTGCCGAGATTACTTCCGTAATCGAAAGTAAAGGGGGGGAACAGCCAAAAAGGGCGAATTTGGAGGGGGTCAATGCCAAAAAAGAGCGAAAGTAGTACGTTATACAGCTTTATAAAAGCACGAAAGTACAGGAATTTGGGCGAAAGTAAGGTGGAAAGTAAACCCCTTATACCCCATAGTACTACTTCCGCTAAACGGAAAGTGTAGTACATATGGAGTCTAAGATATGAGGTCGAACAGCAATAGGTACAGCGATATAAGAAAAATGAATAATTTTAATAATAAGCTGGAATCTAAAAACAAGAGGTATGAGGTGCATGAAGCAATAGTCGCTACCCTGGAAGATGTGGCTCTTAGGTTAGTGCAACGATGGGGAAGAGGTAAGTTAGAAAGATTAGCATCTCCACAGTTAGCTGTTGCCTTCCAGCAAGCTAAACAGAACTATGAAAAAGCAACACTCGACAATGATGTGAAGTACATTGCCCAGAAAGCAAAGAATCTTATACAAGGTTGGCAAGCATTAGAGAAGTACGCTAAACAGCAAGGACATAAACCAGAACCATCTAAGGTATGGTATGCAATAGCTCCTATCGAGTGTGATGCCTTTACTTATGCTATTGTACGCGATCAATCGGATATGCAATTTGTTGACAAGGAATCAGCAGACCGAACCTACACTCTGGACGAGATCGCAAGGATTCTACACAAATTTGAAGATAATAATAAAGCAGCAACCGAGATAAAAGACCTGTTTGCTGGATCTGAAATAGTCGGTACTGGTTATTATGATAAATATGGACAAGAAATAATGAAAGGTGACAAGAAAAATGAAAAAGAAAAAGATCGATACGCAGACCTTGATGACGAAATTCCCTTCTGATCGAGCAAAATTCCTAAAACAAGTAGAAGAATTAATCTGCAATGATCGTAACAAATCTTATGGAGAGCCACATAAAAATATGGATACTACAGCAAAAATTATGCAAGCGTACCTGGGCAAGCGTACAGGAGAATCTATAACGGCAAGCGATGTTGCGATTTTTGGAGTCATATTAAAATTAGGCAGATTGGCTAACGATCCACAACATTTGGATTCCTTGAAGGATGTTGCTGGATACATCGCTATTGCTTATGAATGTATTATGAAAAATATGGAGGAAGGATCTGGGATTGCCGGAGCGACCCCAGATCAATAGATTTAGAAGTAGTCTGTTGAAACTATTACTTTACAAATGCTCGCGCTATATAAGTCATCACGTTTTAAATAATCGTTATATTGCACTCTAGCCGTTTCAATTTGTTCATGACTCGTCCAAGTATCTTTTATTTTTTTACAATAGCCATGATGTACTGTTGGTGGTTTGTTTTTGTTTTTTACGAATGAAGCAACAACTATATAAAAGTTAGCATCTGGATACTCCATTTTATACAATAGCTGTTTTGCTTTTTCGTCCCCCCTTTCTTTCATCTCTTGTAAATAATCAATAATTGGTTGCATATTATACCTCCACTTCTGCTGTCGGAAGCTTGTTAAAATCTTCAACGTCCATATCAAGCCAGAAACTTCCTTTGCCGTAATTAACTTCGGCTCTTATCTCATGGTCGTTGTGTATGAAATGGAGTCCTATGGGATATTTGACGCCATGCTCTAAAACTTCTTTATATGCCCTGGTATATATCGAGCGATTTTTTTTAAGTCTTATTGCTTTGTTATTTATGCGAACAATATCTTTTTTGGTCATGTAAGTTACTTTCATTTTTTTATCTCCGATATAAATAAAAATCCTCCACCATTGCCCTCTGGATCTTGTGAAACTTCAATCATGAGTTCCTCTTTTCCGTTACTGATTGCAAACTGTGGAAAGCCATCTCCATAATCTTCCTCTGACATACCTATAAACTTCTTTATGGTAAAACCCTCAAGCTGTTTATAGTGTTCGTCATATGATCCTCGATTGTTCATTCCATTAACTCCTCTATTCTTTTTATAGGCTTCGATCCTTTGCCATATAAAACATCAGATAGTGAGTATAGTTTATGCAGACCAAATTTAATCGGTAACAGTTTGGCATTATCTTGGTCAACAGATAGATCCTCATATTGAGCACCGACAAACCACATACCACCAAAATGGAGATAAACAAACTCAATGCCAGATTTATCAGATAGATAAACATCAAGCATATTTTCTACCGAGTCATAAGGAATAGATGGAAACTCCCCATCTTTTATATCCTTGTAAAACTTGCTTGTGCCTATCGTAAATCCCAAACTGGAAGCATCGCCATTTTGAATAAGCTCTTGAGCGTTCATAATGTCGGGATAGCTTCGAGCAAGCATCACGCCTACGCCTTTGGGGTATCCATCCCAGTGGCAATAGATAGACTCTATTTTTTTAGATACTTCACTGGATACTGCAATTATGCTTCTAGTTGCCATGTGCCGCGCCCTCCTCTTCTTCTGGGATCTGATCCGTCCAAATCCCATAATCTTCCATATCTGTTTCTGTTGTGATATTGGTGTTTCTTTTTAAAAAATTAAACGCTTCTTCATGCGTTTTAAATTTCATAATATCGCCATCGCCATCTAAAACCCATTCTCGACCATTTAACGATATTCCGCCTATTGCTCTATAGATGCCTATCATTTAGCTATCTCCTCTTGTTGCAGTGTGTTTACTTCACAAGTGTATAATTCCTCGTAATAAACAGGATCACTGGATTGCCTTGTCTTATGTGGCGTTGTTTCATTCTCGGTAAACGTATCTGGAAGTAATGATTCCATTAACATTTTATCTAGAAATTTTCTTGATGGTTTTTTATCAAATATCTCGACATAATCTTCATCGTATGCCCTCCGATATTGAAAAACCCAAACTTGTTTTTTCATGTTTAATATCCTTTTGCTAAGTAGTAGGACATAAAGCAAAGCCCTATAATCCCACCAACTATTAAGAAGTCTGCTATTATTTTCAATTTCTGCTCCTATCAGACTAAAAGGGTACTGCCCTCATCAGTTACCGATAACCATTATCGATAAGACCAGAGAGATCTGGGCGATCCCTCTGGTTTCGGATTTATTTAGTCGGAATATCCTCTTGATACTATTAGCCATGCAGAAATTAACTGACTGGGCGTGTATAGATCTAAAAGGTTTTTAGCTGATTCAAGATCTGGATAGTTCGGCACTCTCTTAACTAATGTTTGTCTAACCATTGCATCAGTTATTGTTAGTGCTTCTCTCCAGTTCATACTAGGATCTATGAGGTTTGTAGTACTCATATCTGGGGAGTCCTTGGCAATCGATCTAAAACGCCTAACTGACCCATAACAGATAAACTGGCTCTGTCTCCGATCCAGACAATCCGATCCATAACGCCTTTAATTGTCCATAGGCAAGATGTACTGTTTCCCTCGTCATCTAAGCCTAGAACTAAGCCTTTACCTGCTAATACTTGTCCTGTGTACTTATTAAACCAAAATCTTTGATTTTGCCTAAATAAACCCTCGTCATCCACATAAACGCTATGGATCACTTTTGACTCCTCCCCAGATCTGTTTACAGTTCTGGGGAAAAACTCAGCAACATCAAAAGTACTTGCGTTTATATGCAGATAAATATCTGCATTGTATTGGGGACGCACTCTAACTTCTTTGATCTTCTGTGCGAATGGATCAATTAAGACTGCATTTACTGTTTTATTCATTATTTTAATCCTTTCTATAATAATGATAGTTGTCCAGACAAAGGCTGTTCGATCTCTGCTTTATCTGGTTCAGTTGGAAGCAATGGAATTTCTTTTGAATCTTTAACCATATCTAAAAGCCTAAGTACTGGCTTCCCTCCATGTCTCCTAAACATATCTGGTCTGTCCATATCTTTTAGATAATCTTCCCATTGTCCTCGTGTCCATTTAGCTCTCTGATTATATCCAGTTGCTAAATAAACCCATTTACGACCCACCAGGGCGAAGAATACGCGATGATCTCCTCCAAGTGGTTTTGGGCAATAGTTTGCGACATAGCACAAACTATTAACCCATTTGTTTCCTTCTGGCCTTGGCATTATCGGCCTTTCATATCGTCAGCTACTATTGCTGACATAAAAGAAAACATAGTTAAGAAAAAACCAAGTAAACTCAAAAAATACGCGTGAGTTATGGTTTCCTCATCGAGTGCAAAAAACAAACTGCTACAAATACAAAAGATCCCAGACAATGCCAAAACGCTAGCAATACTGGTTGTTACATAATAAGCGATGTTAGATCGTGTCATCGTTCTGCTCCTATTAATGTTATCGTTAGGTATAAGTATACTGCCAAAAGTTCCGTATTCAAGTAATAAAATTAATGTGCTATTTTAGATCCTAATTAACTGCCAATTCTGGCGCGAAAAAACGGAGTGCTGCTTCCATGCTGATCGAGCGTAAAAGATCCATAAGTGAACAACAGCAATCATTTATTGATTACTTGGTAAAAGA